ACCCGACTGCGCATACATCATTGGCCGTGAGTTGCACGATGATGGGAACTATCACCTACATGCTTACGTGCACTTCGGGGGTCGACGACGGTTCACCTCATCCGCCGCTTTTGACCTGGAGGGATACCATCCTAACATACAGAAGCCACGACGTCGAGACGACTGCATTGCCTACTGCCGTAAAGAGGACCTTGAGCCGCTGGTATCAGACAATCTACGGGACGTGCAGAAGTCCACGAACGGGTGGGGTGACTTGCTCCAAGTGTGCGAGACGAGAGAACAATTTCTTGAAGGAGCACGAGAGCGCTTTCCAAGAGATTACGTCCTGGGTCTTGAGCGACTTCTATTCTTTTGCGAATGGCGATTTGGGCGAGAGAGCACTGAGTACAGTGGACGAGGAAGAGCCGAGTTTCGGGAGCCAGTTTCCTTGACTGAATGGGTTCGGGCTAATCTTCTAACGGTACGCAGATATCCTCTCATGCCTATATTGGCTTTTACTCCGTCTTGCCTACGGGGGGGCCCCAGTCCCCTCCCTTGGCGCTGCTGACTCACTGAAAGGTCTTTAGGAAGTGGAGCGACCATGCTCGCTCGTTCTTGTTGGAAAATCTAGGCTCGGGAAGACTGAGTGGGCAAGATCTCTTGGGCCGCACATGTACTTCTGCAACCTATTCTCCATTGACGACTGGAACGACGATGCCAAGTATATCATCCTCGACGACATCGACATTAAGTTCTTTCCCCATTGGAAGTTCTTTCTCGGAGCACAAAAAGAGGGAGTTCTCACCGACAAGTATCGCAAGAAACGACGCGTTCGAAACGGCAGACCTACCATCTGGCTTTGCAACGACGACATGGACCCTCGAAGAGCTCTTTCCGGAGCTGAGTGTCAATGGCTTGATCTAAATTGTCAGTTTTATGAGCTAAATCATCCTTTATTTGATTAAACTATGGGTCACGGTAATGCATGGTGAGCTTGTAATCCATCTCTGCTATGGTTTGGTCCGTAATATCGTTGGTATTCGATATCGCTTGCATGACGAGGTAATAAACACCGTATTTGTATGTCAGTGCTACGTTACTGAGATCCGTCTCGTCAGGGTCACGTATCTGTACCCACTTGTTGATCGGGAAGTAAAACTTGAACGGTGTTGGTAACGCAATAACGCCCGATCCTGCTTGGTTTTCAACACCAGGATTGACGACGATGTTACGTGACGCCAATACACGCACATTGGTGGTGTCGAACGGGAGAACGAAACCGTTACCGACAAACGCAAGCGTAGCAGTCGCACTTTCAAAGAAACGCGGATTGACATTAGGAGATGTAGCCGTAGGATTTGCAGTAGACGTAGTCGCGCTAGTAAACTCAGTCCAGCCGGCGAACAGAACACCAGGATTCTGTTCTCGACTCCATACGAGACTTATGCGAATAATCGCCCCTTGGCGAGTAGTCACTTCTCCGGAGGTACCAACTTGACCACGGATACTGTATCCTTTCAACCAGTATTTGTTACCAAGAAACTGGTCATCTTCTACTCCTTGTCCCAAGCCGAACATGGGACAAACAACATTCGATACTCTCGATGTTCCATCTCCTTCACGTATCTGATAAGCATTCACGATTGCATCATCATATTTCTTTGGTTCAGCCGTCTTAAGGATAACGCGCCTAACAGCACGCTTAAACGATCCACGACGACGACGAAAGCGACGGGGACGACGCTTGAAGCGACGGCGAAAACGACGTCGGAATGTACGACGTCTAAACATAGCCATGTTATTACGAACAGGCAAAGATAGACGAGCACGCTTGGTATCGTATGATAGGTCAACGCCTTCGTCAATGAATTTCCGTTTCTGTCCGGCGTATTTAATATCCGAATATAGCGCGTATCCTGATAGGGCAGCGCCTCCTATTGCGAATGCACCAGCTTGTGCGAGGTAACCTGCCATCGAAATGTTTTTCGATTGCGCAGCAGCCTTATATAAGGTGGCGGGTGGCGGGTGTCCGCTGGGTAATATTATGCCAGCGTCCTCATTCTCGTATGACGGAGTTCACGTTTTCCTCACGTATCCGCAGTGCCCTCTTGAGCGAGAGCAACTACGAGATTTCCTCTTGCACCTTGCACCCGACTGCGCATACATCATTGGCCGTGAGTTGCACGATGATGGGAACTATCACCTACATGCTTACGTGCACTTCGGGGGTCGACGACGGTTCACCTCATCCGCCGCTTTTGACCTGGAG